AGCAGTTACACTTGTTAGCTATATAGCCTATCTGTCTCTAATTAACCTTATTTGTTCTTAAAATACCCCTATTTTGTTCTAAAATTACCCTATTTTGTATCTGGTAGGGTACATATATATCTATAGCGACGCTGACCCCTCCCCCGCCCCTATGCACATATACAAATATAAAGGCATACGCATATATCTATATAGCTATATAAGCATATACGCATATAAGCATAGATAGGTCTTATATAAGACATAAGAGCACTCTTGTATAAGACATAAGAGTCTGCACAATTTAGCAGGGGACAAGTGTGTGAGGCGACGCGGGTCACCACATCAGACACCACAGACCAGCACCACATCAGACATCACAGACCAGCACCACATCTCAGACCCCAGCAGTCACACCTGCGACAAGGTGGCGTCAGCGCAACAGTAAGCAAGATGCATACCATACTGTATATAACCCCATGCCTCTAAAAGCCCTCAGATCGACGCCTAACGCGTTAACAACCCTTACCCTAGTCTCCCTATCTAAAAAAGTTATCCCGCGTTTCAGTGGATATCTCACATGGTGGAATGGTTATCCACAATTACCTGATTGCCTGTGGATAAGTATTTGCTGCCTATATATGCGATGCGGGGTGAAACTGTGCTATTCTATTGATTCCCTTAACTGATGGAGTATTTAAGATGAAAACCCTGTTTTTAGACCTGACCCAAGCGATGGCGGTAGCGCTAGTTTTAGCCCTGCCTGTCGCCCTGTTCCTGTTCGTATTGGAGGCATAACAATGAAATCGTTTATCACTCGCGACTGCATTTTCAACTTGCAGGTCATCATCATTAACAATCGCCCAGCATTCCGCGAAGAGTACGGAAGAATCAGGGAGACGTCAGCAAAACTACATGGGGTTAACACATCGGCAACCCTAAACCTGCACCCGGCAGTTTTTGACTGTCTGTTAGCCCATCAGCCGGATTCTTGGCACTCGGTAATCCTTGAACAACCTCACCTGTCAGTTGATGGCGTCAGGGTTGCCTATACACGGTCTGAGGAGCACATGGAGGCATCGCGGCAGACCGTGACGACAGTCGGTAAATACATTAAGAGGCATTGGCCACACCTGCGCGATGACGTGATACGCGATCTTGTCGCCCTCCATTGCGTCCAGCCCGGGACGATCAAGGTGCTGAGCGAGAGCACAGACCAATTCATTGAGTACCTGAAAAGATCGCCTGATTCGTGCATGAATAAAGAGCATTTCAGGACGCATCCTTATCATTGCTACACACCAGATCTGGGATGGCGTTTTGTTGTCCGAGTGGATGCTGAGGGCATTGTGCAAGGCAGATGCCTAGTTAATGGCACAACATTCGTGCGCTCATATAGCAGGGATCGATCGTGGGGTGCTGACGTGGAGATCGAGGCATGGTTACAGGCACACGGTTTTGAGAGGGAGGGATGCTGGGAGGGTAAGAGGTTAGCCCTCATTAGAGAGGGAAAGCAAATCGTTGCGCCTTATTTGGACGGGAATTGTAGGAATGCCGAGATAAATGAATTCGCACATTGTTTAGAAATTAACGAAGACGGGGAATTGGAATGTGACAACGTGGGGGGTTATGCCTCTCTCCCGCATGAGATCCATTGTGAATCCTGCGAAGAGGGAGTCGACGAAGATGAAACCTGCACAACTCACGCCGGGTATTTAATCTGCCAAAATTGCGCAGAAAATAGATATGTATTCTCGCGATACTCTGAGAATTACATCCACGAAAGTGATTCCGTATATATTGAGTCGATCCATGATGTCATCCATCAGGATGATTTATCCGACGCTGGATATGTATATGTCGAGTGCATCGATGAATATATGCATGAGGATTCCGTGATTACCTGTGAATCTGACGGTGAGTATTACCCAGCAGAGGATTACGCAGATCACGCCATTTATCTAGTGGATTCCGGATCTCATGAGGGCGAATATTGGGCGCTGGATGACATTATTGTGACGCGGGATGGGGAGATATATCACACCGATGATTCCGGCGATTTAATTGTCTGCATTACATTCGGAAAAGATAAAGGCGAATATGTAGATATTGACGAAACCACAGAAATAGAAAATCATATTTTGTTAACTGAGCAGGAGTAATTTAAAATGAAAAAAGCAAAACTAATTAAGGCGCTGGAATTCGCGCTGACGCTAAAACGTCCATACGGCGGTGCTGGTGAAAAAGCGCTGTTGCAATACGTCGCTGACAACGTCGGGTTGCCATACGAATTCGACAATGCCGGAAACCTGCACATTGATAATACCCAAGATCAATCATCCACTTTATTCGTTGCCCACGCCGATACCGTACACCGGGAGGATGGCGTAAATATTATCAATCACGCTAGGGGCAAGTATTACGCTGGGATTAATGCGCCTCTGGGTGCTGACGACGGGGCAGGCGTCGCCCTGTTGGTGCATCTGCTGGAAAATAACGTTAAAGGCTATTACCTATTCACCGTGGGCGAAGAAGTGGGAGGCGTAGGGGCGCGCCACGTCGCCAGCGACTATTTGCTGTTGGAGTATTTTGACCGGGCGATTGCATTCGACAGACGCGGAACCTCAGATGTAATTACCCATCAAGGATTCGGGCGCTGTTGTTCTGACGGATTCGCTGAGGCGCTGTGCGATCAATTAAATAATCTAGGGTTGTTATATATGCCATCGGATGCTGGCGTATATACCGATACAGCAGAATTCACAGACATAATTTCGGAATGCACGAATATATCTGTCGGTTATCTGAATGAGCATAGGAAAGAAGAAACCCTCAGCCTGCCTCATTATCTGGCGCTGGCATCTGCTGTTGTCTCTGTCGACTGGGAGGGTTTGCCAACATATCGAGACCCATTCGAAGATGAAGTGTACGGCGTGGAATTGATCGACGCGTGGGAGGGTACAAAATGGCATTAAAAATAGGCGACGTGGGCGTATTCTTATTTGACCCTCTACAACCCTTGACCCTCTGGGAGTTCGTGCAGGTGACGTCAGACGGGGCGCACATCTTTAAATGCTATACCCCCATTCTGTATCGGCATATTGACCCAGACGTCGCACAGCAGGATTTCTGGCGACTACTCCCGGCGACAGAATAATTCCAAAAAATTCCCCGGTCTATCTGGGGTTTTTTTGAAGCTGTTTTGTAAGTGAGTGCTCACTCTCAAATTGTAGGGGTTTTGAGGCATTCACCCCTGTTGGGTATAGTAGGGCATAGGGTCAACCCAGATAACGCGTTAGGCGTCGATCTGAGGGCTTTTAGGGGTATTCTGGGGGCGTAGGCGCACCCAACAGAGGAAAGCAGCGCTACTGTTGTTTTTACGCCACACTTGCGAAGTGAGTGCTCACTTACACAAAAAAGCGAAGTGAGTGCTCACTTACATCAACGATAAAAAAGTAGAAAAACGAAGGTTTTGACAATCAAATCCTGAAGGTCAAAAAAATTTGTAAATTTTTAGCTGGGGAAAAATCAGGTTTTTTAAGATTTACAAAACTTGAGTGATTTGTAGGGATACTACTTGACAGCCACAAAAACTGATGTACACTTGAGCCATCAACAACGAAAGGAAGCTATGTTAGACGAAATCATCCTGAACAGCGGCGGCAAGTTTGTTACCGTTACCTTCACCAAAAAAGATGGAAGCCTACGAACACTAACCGGGCGTATGGGTGTCACCAAGCATTTAAAAGGTGGTGTTAGCACTTTAAACGCCGACCAGTACGTCACCATCTACGACATACAAAACAACGGCTATCGGGCTGTTAACCGCTCTACAATCAAGTCGGTAAAGTGCGAAGGGGTGACACATGAGTAACGTACTAGAATTTATCCTCGACATACTGGTGCTGTTTATTCCGGTGCTTGCTTATGTCGTGGCGTGATTGGGTGTTAGCGTTAGCGATAGCGGCTGCTTTGTCGCTATCTCATTATCTAAACTAAAGGAGTTTTAAGATGAGATCAATGGAGTTCAAGTTCCGCAAAGGCATATCGATAATGAAATATGAGTCGATTGTGACAAAGTATAAAATCAACGTCTATCCTTTTACAACAAAAAGCCTAATGAAAGAGTATGTTGTCGGTTGGCTTCAGACGTGGGATTGTTATATTGCAGAGGGAGAGAATGGTTTGATTGTTTTTGACCGTAATACACTACATTGGCATCTATGGGAACAGGCTAATAGGGAGGAATTAGAGGTGCTTTTAAGTAAGACGGCGGCTAAGAGATTAGAGGAAAAGTATGATAGTATGGAGGCAATATGATGTACGAAATCCAAACAAAGTGGTCTAAGATGGTGGTTTATCGGACAACGGTGAGGGCTAACGCCTTGCATTGGTTGGCAGAAAACAACGAGGAAGGAGTGTTTGTTCTTGTCAAGGTTAAATAATTGTGTTAACATAAACTTTTAGGAGAAATTATGAGATGTAATTGCTGTAATGTGATACTATCACCGTTCGAGAGTACTACCAGAAAAGTGAGTACTAACGATTTCATTGACATTTGTGAGAAATGCTTGTCAACTATCGACGATGACGTTAAGGTTTTGACCCGTGAAGACCTACGATCAGAAGTTGGCACGGATGTTGCAAACTATATAGACTGTTTTGACCTAACGAGGGATAATGATGAATAATAACGAAGAAGCTACGTTGTACTATACTGTTAACGATGCCATTGATGTTATCAATGCTATCGGTTTAGACTTATTTTTAGAATCTCTCTTTAAAGAGTCAAAACAGCGTTCGTTAACCATTGATGAGATGGAGGCTATGCGAACGTTACATGACAGTTGGGAGTTATGATGGCTAACTACAAGAAGATGCACATACCCTGCGACCACTGCGGAAGTAGTGATGCGGCAGTTATCAACGAAGATGACTCGAAATATTGCTTTAAGTGCAATGTGCGAGACAAGCCACAGAATGGATTTAATATGGTTACCCTACCACAGGTATCAACCACACCCCAAAAGCCTCACCTGAGCCGTTCTGATGCGTTTCAGAGCGGTATTAGTGACCGACGGTTGGCGCTTAAGACCATCGAGGACTACGGTGTCAGGTTAACAACAGAAGGTGATGTGTTATTCCCCTACTTTGACAAAACAGGCGCACACGTCGCCAACAAGGTGCGGAGTAAGGACAAGCAGTTTAAGGTTGAAGGCGAGTGGAAGACCTCATTGCTGTTCGGTCAAAACAACTTCTCCAAGGGCGGTGATGTTGTTACCATCTGCGAGGGTGAGTTTGATGCGCTAAGTGCCTACCAGATGATGGGTGGTAAACAGCCTGTTGTTAGCATCCGCTCAGGTGCTCAGTCGGCTTTGAGTGACTGTAAGGCATCCTACGAGTGGTTAGACTCATTCAGTAAGGTTGTTATCTGTTTCGACAATGATGAGGTTGGTCGTGAAGCTGCGAACAAGGTGGCTGATTTGTTCGGTGGTAAGGCGTTGCTGTTCAGGCATAACCAACAACACAAAGACGCTAGTGATTGGTTAGTAGATCGTTCTGAGGTGCTCTTCTCTCAGGCGTGGTTAGCATCGGAGAAGTACAAACCAGAGGGCATCGTCACCATCAGCGACATCAAGCAAAGTCTGTTAACCCCGCCAGTGCCGGGTGTGCCTTGGTGTTTCTCGACGCTAACAGGGCTAACCTATGGGCGACGTAAGGGTGAGTTGTATGCCTTTGGTGCGGGTGTGGGTGTTGGTAAGACTGACGTGTTCACACAGCAGATAGCCTACGACATTGAGACGTTGAACAAGAAGGTGGGTGTTATCTACCTAGAGCAAAACGTGGTCGAGACAGGGCAACGGGTGATGGGCAAGCTAGACCAACGGCTATACCATGTACCTGACGCTGACTGGAACAGGACGCAGTACGAGGCTAGTGTTAACCGTTTAGAGGAGCGTGAGCAACTTTACATGATGGAGCACTTTGGGGCTATGGATTGGAAGACGATCAAGGGCATCATTAAATACTTCAACAAGGCGTATGACATTGAGCACATCTACCTAGACCACCTGACAGCGTTATCGGCGCAGGAGCAGGATGAGCGTAGGGCACTTGATGGCATCATGGCAGACATGGCATCGTTGGCGCAGGAGCTTGGTATCATCATCCACTTCATTAGTCACCTAACAACACCAGAGGGTAAGTCTCACGAAGAAGGTGGACGTGTGATGGAAAAGCATTTCACAGGGTCACGCGCTATTGCACGGTGGTCGCACTATATGTTTGGGTTAGAGCGTAACAAGCAGCACACAGACCCTATAAAGCGACAGACAACGACGTTCAGGGTGTTAAAGGATAGGTTTACTGGTCGCGCAACAGGCATTAAGTTTGGGTTGCAATATAACCAAAACAATGGTATACTACGCGAAGCAGAGCTTTTAATGGATGATGTATTGTGACTAAAAGACTACGCGACTTAAGTGCTATCAGCAACAATGGCTTACAATGGAAACTATGCCGCCAAGGTGTTATCATAGATAAGCAAGTTCTTATTGCTAAATCTAAAAGTAGGTGGAAGAAGCTAGGCGAAATGGACTGGCATTCCTACTACGGCTTAGATGCCTTGTGTAAAGCTATCATTAACAAAAAGTTAGATGAGTATGCAGATGAACAGGATTTTAAGAACAACAGAAAAACACTTGCCACGGTAGTAAACAACTCACGAACAAGGGATAACTTATGATGGAAGACTATGGGTATTGCAGTAAGACAGGCGTGTGCTTCAACCCTTTTGGTATCAAGCCTAATTGGGTGCAGAAACGAGCATACAAGATACGACATGGGTTGTTAATCGAGCAGACAGAGGAGGCGTTGTTTTGACTGATAAGATAACTAAGGACGGTGTGGCCTGCATCGACTTAAACTACTACTGGCGACCGATAGAGGAAGCGCCACACGGTGTTAAGTTACAATTGTTAAGTGTGTATGGTGTAGCTTCTCATGGGTCGCTATCACCTGCTATAATTGAAGATGGGTTCTGGATTGGCTGGACACCCTTACCACGACGGAGGAAGTAATGATTGACAACATAACCCTATGGCACAAACGAGCACGACCACAGCCAACAGAGAAAGACTTTAACGTACAACTAGGTTGTCACCTTGAAGAGTTTGTAGAGATGTTGGATACAATAACCATACTTGGTTATCCTTCTTTTAACAAGGCGATTGATGCCATTGAGGAAATATCTGAACAGTTGAAGGCAGGGACATTAACTGTATCAACAGTAGATCGTGTTAACCTTCTTGACTCACTAGCAGATCAAATTGTCACGGCTGTCGGTGTTGGTGTGTGCGCTAAGATGGATATGGATGCTGCCGTAGAGGAAGTTAACCGCAGTAACTGGTCTAAGTTCAATTACAAAGGCTACCCTGAGTTCGATGAGAACGGTAAGGTTAAGAAGGGTGAGCATTATCGTAAGCCTGATTTGAAAGGGATGTTTTGATTAACCCATCTTTTGTTAAGTTGAATGAGCTAATCCCGGAGGATGACTGGGAGTATTTTGAAGATCGTGATATGTCAGCGCGCGAAGCCGCAGGAGAAATTAAGTTTATGAAAGATGTAACAGAGACGTTAGGACTGCGTGAGAATCGTTACGGTGAGTTCAGGAATGTGTCAGAAACGTCACAATGGTTAAAAGATATTATGCGTGGCGGTGCTAGTTGGAAGGGGATGGAACCCTTTATGCAGGAAAGCTTGGACTTGATTGCCAACAAGCTGGCGCGTATTGTTAACGGTGACCCATTCTACGATGACAGTTGGCACGACATAGGTGGTTATGCGAAGTTAGTTGAAATTGAAATTGCTAAGGGGAAGTGATATGATGAAAACAGTATGGGTGCTTTCAGAAGATGGTTCAGATGAGCCAGAAAAAGTATTCACACACAGAGAGGACGCTGTAACATATGAGTATAGTTTAGTAGCCCGTGAATATCCCTATTGTGATACACAGTTTACTATACACGAGGTACAGTATTACGAGAATAGTTGGAGAACTTATTTGGAATCCATATTAGAAACTGAAGACATAGTACAAGCATATGCTGTTATTAAAAATTTATTAGCTAATGGCGGTGCTTACAAGTATGACAATTTTTAACAAAGGAAAGTAATGTGGACTTAGTTCTCGACATCGAGACAGATAGCAAGCAAACCAAGATTTGGTTATGCTATACCCATAACAGCGACACGAATGAATACATATGTCACACAAAACCGGATACACTCATACCCTTAATAAACAAAGCAGAGAGATTGATCGGACACAACTTGATCGGCTTCGACGCACCAGTGCTCAACAAGCTGTGGGGAACGAAGATTGGATTGAAGAAAGTGAGAGATACCTTGATAATGTCAAGGCTACACAATCCCTCTATCGAAAACGGTCACAGTTTGGCAGCATGGGGGAAGAGGCTAGGGAATCGTAAGGTTGAGTACACACGCATTTGGCATTGGATGAAAGGGTTACAATATGACAAGACTTCTACTGCTCCTTATGACGATCCAGTTGATAGCCTTAACCGCTTTTATTGTAGACAGGACGTGTCAGTAACTGTGGACTTGTACAGGTTATTAACTCAGGAGTTATCTGGTTGGGGCGAGAGCGTACAGCTAGAGCATGACGTAGCGGCTATTTTGAAAAGGCAAGAGCAACATGGATTTAAGTTTGATAAACACAAAGGTGAGGCGCTTCTCGCTCAACTTACAGGTGAAGTTGCTGATATTGAAAGCGAATTGCAAGTTACATTTCCACCAATTGTCGAAGAACGAGTTAGTGATAAAACTGGTAAGCCTCTTAAAACCAAGGTGACCCCATTCAACCCCGGCAGTAGACAACAGATTGCTGAGAGGTTGGCGACATTGGGTGTTACCTTTACAGAGGAAACAGAGAAGGGAAGTACCATCATTAACGAGAAGGTGTTAGAGGGCATTGACTTACCAGAGGCTAAACTAATCGCTCGGTATCTAATGCTCCAGAAACGCATCTCGCAGGTGAGTAGCTGGTTTGACGTTGTTCAGCCAGATGGTAGGGTACACGGTAGGGTGATAACAAACGGAGCCGTGACGGGGCGTATGACGCATATTAGCCCTAACATGGCGCAAGTGCCCAACAGTGGTAGTGAGTACGGTGTAGAGTGTCGTGAGTTGTGGACAGTTGAACCCGGTAACAAGTTGGTAGGTATTGACGCAAGCGGGTTGGAGTTGCGTATGTTAGCCCACTATATGAAGGATGCTCGATATACAAACGAAATCCTAAATGGTGACATACATACGGCTAACCAGAAGGCGGCAGGGTTGCTTAATCGGAACACAGCAAAGACATTCATATACGCTTTCTTATATGGTGCTGGTGCTGCAAAGATTGGAGCGATTGTGGGTAGTGACGAGAAGGATGGTAGGAAACTGATGAGGCGCTTCCTACGCAACACTCCGGCACTAGGTGAGTTGAAGGATAAGGTATCTCGTTTGTACGAAAGAGACGGGTTCTTACCGGGTTTAGACGGCAGACATTTGTTAGTGCGTAGCGAACATTCAGCACTAAATACTTTGTTACAAGGAGCAGGGGCAATTTTAATGAAAAAATCCCTAGTTATCTTGAACAACAAGTTAAAGTGTGGTATAATAGACGCTAAGTTCTGTGCAAATGTGCATGACGAGTGGCAGGTAGAAGTCTCGGAAGAAGACGCAGAGCAAGTAGGGAAGATGGCAGTAGCGGCTATCGAAGAAGCGGGTGTGGCACTGGGATTAAGGTGTCCAACAACAGGAGAATACAATGTAGGTAATAACTGGAAGGAAACACATTGAACGAGCGAGAGTTGAAAGAGTTGGCTACTGTTGTTGATGGTGCAGATTGTACAATCATCATTACAGAGAAAGATGGCGCAGTAAGCCTAGGTTTCAGTCAACATTTGAGTGAGATGGAAGTGCTAGATTTGTTAGCAGTTGTCACTTCCACATTTTATGACATTGCCGAAGAAGACGGCAGTAATTCGGTACATTAAGGAGTTAGTATGAATACAGAAGCAGTTAAGGTCAAAGCGGAAATCATGTGGGCATTCTTGAACAAGCCTAACGAGATGAGTGGTAAGTTTCAGGTTGACTTGTGTAACCTGTCAGACAAAGCCGTAGGCGCTTTGGAAGAGATGGGTATTGAGGTGAAGACGAAGGAGGGCAAAGGCGCTTATGTCACCTGTAAGAGCACCCGACCAATTGCCGCCTACGACGATGGTGGCTCTCTACTAGAGGGTGACATCCTTGGTAACGGCTCTAAGGCAGCAGCGATTATCACGCCTTACGAGTGGTCATTCAAAGGCAAGAAGGGTGTTAGCCCATCATTGCGTAAGATGGTTATCACTGAGTTAGTCCCCTACACTGGTGGTGGCGGTGGAGCGTTTGACGAAGACGACCTGCTGTAATGAAGGCTCTACTTGATGCAGATATTCTCTGTTATCGGGTAGGGTTTGCTACCGAAGACGAGCATGAGAACACCGCTATCGAAACAATGGCGGTGTTTTTAGAAGATTTGTTGATGTTTGATTTAGTGGACACAGATGACCATGAGTTGTTCCTAACAGGCAAAACAAACTTTCGTAATGAAGTCGCGGTAACAGTACCTTACAAAGGTAACAGGAAGGATGTTAAAAAGCCGAAACACCTACCTCTCCTACGGGAATATTTACAAACGGCATGGGGCGCTAGTGTTAGCGACGGACAGGAGGCAGATGATGACATTGCAATACGAGCAACCGAGTTGGGTGAGGAAAGTATCATTGTCTCAATTGATAAAGACTTTTTACAGGTTCCCGGATGGCACTACAATTTCGTGAAGAAGGAGAAGAAGTTTGTTACCCCAGAGGAGGGCTTGCGCTTCTTCTACAAACAAATCCTTATGGGAGACGCAGCGGACAACATCAAGGGTATGCCCCGTGTTGGTGTCGTGAAATCGGAGAAGATGCTTGCGCCTTTCCAAACGGAGAAAGAGTTTTATGCGTGTTGTGTGGAGGGACTGGGCGCAGAGCGTGTACTGGAAAACGGCAAGCTCTTGTGGTTACGCAGGAAGCCCAACGAGACATGGGAGCCACCGAATGAAGTTTAAACTAGCAGGGTGTACATGGGCTGTTGTTGACACTGAGATGCCTGATCTTGGCTCGACAAACCCTGATACATGTAGAATTTTAATTAACAAGAAGTTAACAGGACAAGACCGTAACCTCACCTTTTACCATGAGTTAGTACACGCCATAATGTTTACGATGGGTGAGCGTGACCATGACGAGAGATTTGTAGAGGGGTTTGCTCAGTTGTTGCACCAGTATGAACAACAGAAAGTATAACGACGGAGAATGGACTGAGGCTCAGTTAAGAAACTTTGCAATATCTGCCCTTAGAGCGTACTTTAGACGATACCCCGGAAAATGGAAATCGCTAACTAAGGGTAAGTCGGGCAAGATGATTAACAAACTTTCTGGTAGGTTAGCAGAGCACTACAAGTGTGCTGGTTGTGGTGAATACTTCGTAGCAAAACAAGTACAAGTAGACCATAAAGACCCTGTTGTAGACCCTGCGAGTGGTTTTGAAGATTGGTGGACGTATATCGTAAGGTTATATTGCGATTCAACTAATCTACAACTACTCTGTAAACCATGCCACAAGAAGAAGACCAACGAAGAACGTAAAGAGAGGAAGAAGAAATGAACGTCAAGCTAATGTGGGTAACGCCTCACGCTGAAGAGATGATTGCGTACATGGCTCGTGTCTCAAACCCAGAGAATCAGAATAACATAGCGACAGCGCCTAAGTTGTTGCGTTACCTGATGAATAACAAACATTGGAGTCCATTTGAGATGGTTAATGTTTGCATGGAGATTGAGGTAACACGGGACATAGCACGACAGATTATTCGTCATCGGTCGTTTAGCTTTCAGGAGTTCAGTCAGCGGTATGCGGAGGCTTTGGAGATGGAGACTAGCGAGGCTCGGTTACAGGATGATAAGAACCGGCAGAACAGTCTACCTACCGAAGACCGAGAGTTACAGCGCTGGTGGGATGAGATGCAACGTAGTCTGATAGCGCAAGCTCAAGGGGTTTACGGGGCTGCTCTGAACAACGGAATAGCTAAGGAGGTTGCCCGGAAGGTTCTGCCAGAGGGGTTAACAAACAGTCGGATGTATATGAACGGGACGTTGCGGAGTTGGATGCACTATGTTGACATCCGGTGTGACGAGGCAACACAGAAGGAACATAGGGAAGTAGCAGATCAGTGCAAGGCTATTTTGACTGACTTGTTCCCTAGCATTTATGGAGAGAAGAATGGAAGATAAACAGTATTACCACTTTAAGAAGAAGTGTTCACGACCAAGCGTAGAGACTAGCTCAGAGTTATTCTACGTTTGTAGCGAGGATGCTAGATGGGATGATGTTATGCGGCAGTTTGCTGCTTTCCTAGACTCTTGCGGTTATGTCGGCGTGTATGAGAAGGTAGACATTATGTTGGAAGAGTATTGGGACAGCGGGTTTGCCAATGAGGTGTTTCCTAAATGAAGATACTTGTTATTCCTGACTGCCAAGTGAAGCCGGGAGTAGCTACCGATCATCTAACGTGGGCAGGGAAGGCTATCGTGGATTACCGACCAGATGTTGTTATTAACATTGGCGACTTCGCGGATATGCCCTCCTTGTCTACTCACGATAAAACTGGTAGTAAATACTTTGAAGGCAAGCGTTACAAGGATGACGTTAACTGTGTGAAGGTAGCCATGAAGAAGCTGTTGAAGCCTCTGCGTGATTTACAAGCAACACAGAAGGTTACAAAGCACAAGGTGTACAAGCCTCGTATGGTGTTAACAATGGGTAACCATGAGAACCGTATCAACCGAGCAGTGGCTAACACGCCTATGCTGGAGGGTGTGATTTCGACTGACGACCTAGACTACAAAAAAGATTGGGATGTATATGACTTTCTTAAACCTGTTTTTATCAATGGTGTTGGTTTCTGCCACTACTTCCCTGTTGGTGCTATGGGGCGACCAGCTAGTTCTGCTAGTGTTATCGTTAATAAGCTGCACATGTCTTGTGTTGCAGGGCATCAACAAGGTAAGCAAGTTGCTTATGGCAAAAGAGCAGACGGAACCGCCATCTGTGGGATAATCGCTGGTAGCTACTACCTACACGACGAAGACTACATGGATCAACTTAGCAACACACATTGGCGTGGGTTGGTCGTGTTGAACGAGGTTAAGGACGGGGCTTTCGATGAGATGTTTCTCTCTATGAATTACTTACAGAAGAAATATGCTGACGATACCTGACATTTGTGATAAACTAAAGCGTCTGGACGAGGTGACAATCTTGGAGTTGTTAGAGGTTAACAGTGAAGAGATTGTCAATCGGTTTCAGGATAGGATAGAAGACATGGCTGATTATTTAGAGGAAGTACTTGATGACAATTAAAATAAACTTAGAACGCGACAAGCTGTTCGACGCTCTCGGACTGCAACGGTTGCGTGAGAGCTACATGATGGAGGAAGAGGTTAGCCCACAGGAGAGGTTTGCGTATGTATCGGAAGCGTTCGGAAGTAACCCTGAGCATTCTCAGCGACTGTATGAGTATAGTTCTAAGCATTGGTTGTCTTATAGCACTCCCATTCTTTCTTTTGGCCGTAGTAAGCGTGGACTTCCTATTAGCTGTTTTCTTAATTACATGGAGGACAGTGCTGAAGGTCTCGTTGACAACTTATCTGAAACTAATTGGCTTAGTATGTTGGGTGGCGGTGTTGGCATACACCTTGGGATACGTAACAGTGATGATAAATCAACTGGTGTCATGCCACACCTCAAAATGTACGATGCTTCCTCTTTGGCTTACCGACAGGGCAGAACACGTCGGGGTTCTTATGCAGCGTTTCTTGATGTAAACCATCCTGACATCATTCAGTTCTTGGAGATGCGTAAACCGACGGGTGACCAAAACCTACGGACGCTAAACCTGAACCACGGTGTTAACATAAGCGATGAGTTTATGCAGGTGATCGAACGGTGCATGAAAGACCCAGAGGCTAACGACGATTGGGCATTAAAAAACCCCGCCAATGGCGAGGTCGTAGAAGTGGTTAGTGCTAAGGGGTTGTGGCAGAAGATGTTGGACTTACGGATGCAAACAGGTGAGCCATACTTCATCTTTATTGATACGGCTAACAGAGAGTTACCTGAGTGGTTAAAGGATAAAGGGTTGCGTATTAACGGGTCTAACCTGTGTACCGAAATCTTCCTACCCACCAGCGCTGACCGAACGGCTGTGTGTTGTTTGTCTAGTGTTAACTTGGAGTACTATGATGATTGGAAAGATAATGAGCAGTTTATCCCGGATGTTATGGAAATGTTGGACAATGTTGTCGAGTACTTCATCACTAACGCTCCTAAGCATATTAGTCGTGCTGTACGGTCTGCTACTGCCGAGCGGTCTGTTGGATTAGGTTCGTTGGGCTTCCATGCCTACTTACAGAAACACAACATGCCTATCGACGGTGTGATGGCTAAGTTAACAAACAAAGATATTTTTGCTCATATTAACAAGGAGTGTGCTCGTGCAGATAATATTCTCGTTCTTAAAAGAGGCGCTTGCCCGGATGCAAGTGAGTTTGGCATTCAGCGTAGGTTTAGTCATCATATGGCTATCGCTCCCAATGCTTCTTCTAGTCTTATTATGGGTAACACTTCGCCATCCGTGGAGCCATATCGAGCAAATGTTTTTCGGCAGGATACCCTAAGTGGTGCGTTTGTCTACCGTAATCGCTTCTTGTCAAAGCGCCTTGCTGAACTTGGTTTGGACGATGACGACACTTGGGCTTCTATTATTGCCAACGATGGTAGCGTTCAGCATTTGGGCATACCAGAGGATGTGAAGGAAGTATTTAAGACAGCAATGGAGATTGACCAGCGATGGTTAGTCGAGTTGGCAGCAGATAGACAGAAGTATATCGACCAAGGACAGAGTGTTAACCTATTCTTCCAGCCTAACACAACCATTGCCTACTTACATGCTGTACACTTCATGGCGTGGAAGATGGGGTTGAAGAGTTTGTACTACCTACGCTCTGACAAGGTGCGTAAGGCAGACAAGGTTGGAGCACAGGTTAAACGTCAACGTATTGAGGAGACAATTGACATGACAGCTATCGTAAATGGAGAGACATGCCTAGCTTGCGAAGGTTAACTTGGATAAGGTGGCTAGAGATAGTCACCTGTCTACACATTATTGCTAACACATGGAGACAATGGTAATGAAGCCACAATTAACAGAAGAGAGAAATTCGTTCAAGCCGTTCAAATACCCTTGGGCATACGACGCTTGGTTACAACATGAGCAGAGCCATTGGTTACACACAGAAGTGCCAATGGGTGAGGACTTGAAGGACTACCAGAAGAAGTTAACCAAGTCGGAGAAAGACTTCCTAACCAAAATCCTACGCTTCTTTGTGCAGGGTGACCTAGACATTGGTGACGGGTACTACACCCACTACCTACCAGTGTTTAAACAGCCGGAAGTGCGGATGATGATGTCAGGTTTTGCTGGTCGTGAGGCTTTACATGTAGCTGCCTATGCCCACCTGATTGAGACGCTGGGGCTGCCTGAGAGCACCTACAACGAGTTTATGCAGTATGGTGAGATGGTAGAGAAGCATGAGTACTATCAGACGCTTGGTGACGCTCCTATGGCTGAGAAGATTGCCACTATCAGCGCCTTTGGTGAGGGTATGCAATTGTTCTCCTCGTTTGTCATGTTGTTAAACTTCGCTCGTAACGGTAAGCTAAAGGGCTTGGGTCAGATCATCGCATGGTCAATCGTGGATGAGACACAACACGCTGAGGGTATGATTAAGGTCTATCGTGACTGGGTGAAACAGAACCCAGAAGAGAGTAGTAGTGACCGCATCAAGGAGATTGCTCAGGAAATGGTAGCGCTAGAGGATAAGTTCATTGACCTTGCCTTTGGTATGTTTGAAGTAGAAGGGTTACGCGCTGATGACGTTAAGCAGTACATTCGCTACATCGCTGACCGTCGCTTGATTAGTATGGGTATGAAGGGTGTGTTTAAGGTGAAGAAGAATCCTCTGCCTTGGGTGGATGGTATGTTAGGCGTAAGCCACACCAACTTCTTTGAACAACGTGTAACAGATTATTCCAAAGGAGCCACTAACGGCACTTGGGATGACGTATGGGGTAAGGCAGCTTAATGGTAACAAAGAAACGGGCAACGGACGCAGACGCTAAACCGCAACATGGGTTGAAGATGCGACTGGATGACATGTTAACAATCAGTCCTAAGACAGAGAAGCAGAAGGAGTTCTTTGATGCCTACCAACAGGGTCATTACTTCTGTGCGCTGTCTGGGGTAGCTGGTACGGGTAAGACCTACATTGCTTTCTACAAGGCGCTTGAGGAGGTTATGGACAAGTCTAACCCCTATGCCAAGCTTGTTATCATCCGTAGCAGTGTGCAGAGTAGGGAGATGGGTCACCTACCGGGAGATGCAGAAGAGAAGATGAACCAGTTTACAGAGCCGTACAAACAGATAGCGGCTGAACTGTTCAAACGCAAGGACGCATGGGATAGGTTGGTCGAGCAAGGGTATGTGGAGTTCCTCTCTACCTCGTTTATTCGGGGTACGACGTTTAACAATGCTATTGTTATTCTGGATGAGAGTCAAAACTGTACAATGCACGAGCTAGATACCATCATCACCCGTATCGGTCACACGTCTAAGTTCTTCCTGTGCGGTGACTACAGGCAGGTTGACCTAAAGAAGAGAGATGATAAGAGTGGTTTGTTGGAGTTCCTGACCATCCTGCGGTCAATGAAAGAGTTTACAGAGATTGAGTTCTCCATCGCTGACATTGTTCGTAGTAGTTTGGTTAAGAATTACATCATCGCTAGAATTAAACATGAGGATAACAAATGATTAACATTAACATGCGCCTAGGTATTGGGTTTGACATTGAGCATAACGACAACATATGCCATGTGGTAGGCGATGAGGAAGGTAGGTTTATCGCTGCCTACGAGGGGTTGATTATTAAAGTCCCTTTCTTCTCCATCTACATTGGTGAGTTTAGCGAGTTAGACGAGGAAGTGTTGGAAATCAAAGACTAAAAAAAAGCCCCTAAGCAGTGATGCCTAGGGGCTTTGTTGTTTAAGGTGCTATATTATCTTGTAAACCAAACATAGAAGCTACCACCGATGGGTTAGCTTGAGGAGGCTGAGAACCCCCTAAGATGCGCTGTACTTCAGTTTGTATGCCTCGCTCCCTGATAGAAGTTCCGGCAGCTTTAGCACCTGTTTGAGCACCTTTAGCTACCCCATAAGCAGCTAATGACAAACCGCCAGTATTAGGGACGTTAATCAAAGCAGCCGCTTTTCCAGCCAAACCAGCAAAAGCACCTACACCGTTAATAAACATCTCTAGGTTTTTACCACCTTTTGATATTTGCTTCAACCGCTCAATTTCATCTGGTTTAAAATTAGCGCGTAGTCTCTTTTCATTCTTAACCAGTTTTACCATCTCACTTTGTAAAGCTTTACCGTAACTTAAGTTTGGGGTCACCTCACTTAAATATTTAGCCCTGTCTAATACATCTTCTAACACACCTGCTCTTGAAGCTGTTCTAAAGATATTACGACCTTGGACTAATGCTTTTGCGCCTTCTGCATCCCCGCTTTTAATCATCTTACCTGATACATTACTCATAAACTCATCAATGTTGTTACGGATAACATAAGCTGCATTTCGCTGATTACTATTTCCTCCAGCGTTTGCTATTAAATTATTAGAGTCTTTCCTTAGTTTTTCAAAAGTAGACAAGGACACTCCTTCTGGGTTAGAGAGTTCTTTACGGAAAGACCTGACAATTTCACGAACAGAACCCATACCCTCACCTTTCAAAGGTAATGTCTGCTCATCTAAAGCCGCCGCTATTCGTTTATCTATTAACTTACCCGCGACAGGTTTAAAACGTAGGTTAAACGCTTTAGATTTTTCATACAAAGTATCAGCTTCTTGTTTAGCAACCGCTACTGACTTAGGTGTAGCCTTAGCGCCACGACCGCCCAACAAAGCTACTGCTGCTCCTGCCGCCAAGCCTAGTTTAGAGTTATCTGTAGATTCAACTACCTGCTGCCCTGCTGCTGAAGCTGCTGCTGCTACTGGCGCTTGCCGAGAAAGATTTTTACCTAACTCCTGAGCCACACTTGTAGCGATTGTTTGATTAACACCTTTACTAATCAACCAATCAACACCAGCCTTAATACCACCACTAGAGATAACACTAGCAACAGCATCAGACGCAGAAGCTATCACACGCTCTTGTTCATTGCGTGGGACAGCGACAGCATCAGCAAGTTTGTTAATGGTATCAGACGCCATTGGTAAACGGTAGTCTGAACCCATACCTTGAGATACTAAGTTAATAGCTGAATTAAGAGCATCACCAAACATTCCAGCCAAAGCACCACCACCACGAATGGCTGCACGGGCTGTTAATTTTGCTTGTTGACCTAATTCACCAACATAATCTGTTTTATCTGTTTCTACATTCTGAACCATAGCTGCTTTAGGGTCAGCAGCCATCTCTGGTTTTGGTTCTTCAGTTTGTTTTGAGAAACCTACTTTACCGTAGAACTCTTCGATAGGCATGTCTGAGTAGTATTTAGAGTGTAACCCGTTGACCAATTGCTCATCGGACAAATCTTCATACTCAGGATACTTTTTCCTTATTTCTGCTACTGTAATCATCAGCGAACTCCTAACGGATCAGCATCATCCGTCTGACCTAATTCAGCTAGACGTGCCTTACGTGATTCCCTACGAATCTTCTCCCACTTATCCATGACATATTTAAGGTTAGCTTTAAAGTTCTTGTCTTCAGGATCAAGCTTACGAGTACGCGCCATCAATAAGGTCAATTCTTTCTCACTAACAGCGCCTAAACCAGAAGCTCCTGTTCTACTTTGAGCTTTCATCTCAGCAAGAGTGCTTAAAACCTTCTCACTATTTAGAGCAGTAACCAAGTTGTTTAATGCTAACTCGTCTGTCCACGGTACTTTACCTAGAATTAATTGACCAGTGGCATCCATCCAATCTGAAGGAGCAAGCTTCAAGGCTTCAGCAGAAGTGTTTAACGCATCTTCAGCATTAGTCTCAGTGGCAGCTAGTAAGTTAATTTTAGCTGTTTTAGCATCTGCTGTTTTTTGTAGACCTTCTTGAGTCTTACGTTGTGTTTCCTCTATACGCGCCCTAGCTAACTCGTTAGCCAAAGCCTTTTGACCTACTGGGTCTGGGTTTAGCTTTAAATCAAGCATTCTTTGTCTATAAGCAGCTTCTTTTTCAGGTGGAAGATTTAAACTGGCTAACAAACGCTCCATTTCAGTTTTATCTTTAGGAGGTGGGTTAATAGCGGCTCGCCATGATTGATCGTCTTCCGCAATAGCTTGACGTTGTACGGCATCCATATTTGGGAACTTTTTTTCCAAAGTTGCTATACGATTTGCTGTCTTCTGTGTTTGAGCAGCTACTGCATCCGCCTTAACTTTTGCTTTCGCTGCTGCTTCTTCTCTAGCAACAACAGTTTTAATGATAGCTTCTGGGTTTGGACTAAACTCAGCCGCTGCCGCGTACAACTCCTGAGATGTAGCATTAGGATTTTTAGCCAACACATCAGCAACAGCTTTTCTTGCTTTATCTGCGTTTTCAAGCCCTCGCATCTTATAACCCTGCACCTTTAGCTTATTAGCCTCTTGTAGCGCTATCATCCCTTGTTTAGCCGTAGCGGGGTTTGCACTAAGAAT